GCAAATCTTAAAATCGGGTTCCCGCCATGGTTTATTTTCTTTTTTATCAGCCGCCTTTCAAATTCCAGGCAAACCGGCCCGATCTTTTGTGCTGTATTGTAGCAGGCAATGACAACCGGAGCCTTTTCGGTATGGCCTAAGTCCTTTTCGAGCAGGTTCGAAAAATGGTGGCCTTGAAACTTAATATCGATGCCAATCAAGCCGATTTTGAATATCTTACTGTTTGCAACTATGGCCTCGCGCACATAATCGTATTCGATAGCCTCGCCTGGTGTTACTTCCAAATAGCCTTGTTTCGCCCAGGATTGATATTGATCGCGGTATTTGTTCTTTTTATCGTGCAGTTTCGCCTCTGGGCACCATGTCTGTAATAGCAAGTCAACGTGTTCCCGATCATCGTCGCGCGGGAACATGTATGCGGCACAAGTAAAATCATTGACAGCCGATAAATCAACACCGGAGGTGCACCATCGGCCCTTGAACTGCTCGGCTGTTTTAGTCCAGTTAATCTTCATCTTTGCCAAAAATAAAAAACGTATACGAACTGCGCGCCTGATCGCGCATAAACCTTGCAACCCTTTTTCTGCGCCGCTCTCTTTCCGTTTTTGGTAGAATGTACGCAAGTAATTTTTTAATCATGACAATATATCTCCTTTGTATTGTTTTGGTCCCACAATTCCAGCGACAACCAACGGGTAACGCTCTGAGTCCAAATATTCATCCGCAACCTCAAAAAATCATTCAAAGCCGCGGGCATCTGCTTGGCCATTAGCGCTTCGTCCCTCATATCGTCAACCTTAACGCTGATATTCAGATTCGGATTAGCTTTCGGCCAGACGGACTCATCAAAACAATCGTCCTCTTGCGTGCCGGTCGGATCCTGCCGATACTCCGCCGCCGTTTTCAGTTCCGGAAAATCGTTTTTAGTATCAAGACAAAAGATGATTCCGAAAAACGAATCATCGTTGAAATCGTGCCTGAATCCGTTAAGAATCTTTTGGGTATAGTCGTGCAGCTCGTAGCAGATGGTGGACTGGTCGCTCCCGGCGGTAGTTATCGCCCACTGAATCGGCTGCGTCCGGGCTCCCATGCCTGTCCGCAATACCGACCAAAGGCCGCGCTTCGGCCAAACATGAACCTCGTCGCACAGGGCCCCATGCACGTTCTTGCCATGGTGCGAGCCTTCGTCGGACGTCAACGGCTCAAACTTCGAATAAGAACTCTCGACGCTCAAATTATTAGCAAATACGGTGATATGTTTCTTCAGCGGACCGGTTAAAGCCATGACCCGGGCTGCGTCAAAGACTTCCCGGGCCTGCTTGCGGTCATGGGCGACTGAATACACATCTGCGCCTTGCTCGCCGTCGCCCATCATCAGGTACAAGCCAACCGGAGCAACCTTTGTCGTCTTCCCATTTTTCCGCGCAACCGTCTCATATACCACTTTAAAGCGCCGATATCCTGTCTCGATCCACTTCCAGCCAAAGATATTCCAGCTTATAAACTGCTGCCATGGTTCCAGCACGACCGGAGTCCCGGCCCACTCGCCTTTGTAATGCGGCGTCAGCTTGTAAAAGTCGATAACCTTCTCGGCTGCCGGACGGTCGAAATAAAAACCCTTTTCTGACTGGTGTTCGATGTCGTAAAAATAACGCTCGACGGCCAGGCGTACCCAGCGACCGACAACTTCCTTGCCTAAGCGTACCCGTAAAGCATAGTCGTGGGCAGGGTGATCTTTGAAATATTTAAGGGGTTGGATCATTTACGCCTTATGCGGCAACGTCGCAAAACATTTACAGCAAATCGAAACCCCAATATTGAGATATCCATCGCGTCCATCGGGACTGACCAGCGCCGATACCTTCTTGATCATTTTGCCGTCGATAAAGGTTTTGTTGCCGCACGCATCACCACTGATAGCGTCGACAACGTTTTGACATGCCACGTCGGGCAGGTCGTCGGGGTTTAGGTTAAGCTGCATGCGTTTGTTCTGCCTGTTAAGCTTTGCTCTTTTTTGGCTCATGTTTTAGCTCCTTTTGTTAATCATTTCACTGCGTGAGGCTTTTTGCCTGATTTTAGCCAATCTTCTACCGGGTCGGATTTCTTTTCGGGCGTAGCGACCACCCGGGACCGGCTGGACGGGCTCATGCCGAATTCAACCAACCACTTCCGCATTTCGCCCTGCGCCTTGTTTTGAATCTGTAAATATGGCGACTGCATCGGGAATCCAGATTGCGCTTTTATCAGCGGTCCATGCTTTTGAACCTGCAGGACAGCATCCATCCAAATCGAGTAAGTCGTGCAATATGCCGCGAACGCTGTCAAGTCGATATTGGTTAGCAGTCCTATCGGGTGAAGTTCTTTGACCATCCGCCGCCACTCCTTTTTGGCCGTCTTGTCAAGAAACGATGGGGCGCGTGGTAGTCCGGTTTTTTGCCGTGGCTTTGGCTCGTCTTTTGGTAGTGGCCGGCGGCCTGGATTGCCACGTAATTTCTTGAGTTGTGTAGGACTTGGGCGGGGGCCTGGCTTCATGGTAAAACCTCCTTTTCTGCCCATTTAAACATTTTTATTATTTTAATATTATCTGTATACGATTCCAAAAACCACACTGGATGTCGATCTTCGTCGGGATCATAACGCCTTAAATACGGGTCAATATCAAAATTAGCTTTTATCATCCTTATTTTTTTTGCACTGTTTAAGTTTTTTATTTTTTTTGAGAAGCAAATCGTATGAAATAATCTATCTGTTTCAGAAGTTGCCCTGTTGACAACTATGGTTTGAAATTGCGACCACGGGCTTTCATTGCTAAACGAGTGCATTACTCTAAGATTATCAGAATTATAAATGACCTGAGCCGACAAGTCGGATGTTGCCGGATATAGCGTAACAGGTGCCCATTGTAGCGGTGTTAATAACGACGGTCTAAACGGTGTGCTTTGAAAAACGACAATAACACGGTTTTTGGGATGTGCTTTTTTTACAGTTGTGTAAAGCTCTTCTCGGTCGTTCTGTGTCTCGTTCGGCATGTTGCTGATATTGTAGGCCAGTAAAACTGTAATCCCTTCAAAACTTCCCAGATGGTTTATGCCGTCAACAACTTCTTGATTGCTGATTTTCTTACCGTAAGCAAACCTAAGCCTCTCTGAAAATCCGTCGATAGCCGTCCGTATGCGTCCTTGCTTTTCTGTAACCTTAAAAATATCCTTCCATAGATATTCCGGTGACTTTCCACAAGTAAGGCCTCCTTGATAATAGTTTTGTCGTCCGACCATCATTCGCGCCCATGCATAATGACAAAATAAGCATTTATTTTTACACCCTAAAAACGATTCTTTCCATGGTTTATCAGATCCGACAATAACTTCATGCGGATATAAAACAGATGTTTGCGAGACTTTGACCGTGTAAATGTCTGGTAGATTCATAACGCTTTCATGTTGAAAAACACTGCCGCCCATTACAGAATCAATCAATGGATATATGATATTTTCAGCCCTTCCGAAAACTGCATAATCAACATAGCTCCTGATTGTTGTCGGGTTCTGCATACCAGCACCCCCGGCAATAACCTTAAATTTGCGCCCTGGTTGCCATGTTGGCAATAATGCAACGGCTTTGTAAAGTGCTATACAGTCATATTCGCTCGTTAATGACACAAGTATAACTTTATAATTTTTTGCAGTGTCAGGAGTACAAACATCACATTTAATCCCGTTGCGATTAAGAATGTCCATAATAACGCGGGCACCGATGTTGTAATTCCCATCAAAGCTATTGTTTTTTTGTCTCTTTTTTTCTGGATAATATGTCAAAAAAGCTATTTCAGATTGCATATTCAAACCCACACTTAGGACAAGCAGTTATTGTTCCCTTTTCTTTATTGCTTCCCGGATCTGGCAATATGTCAATTTCTATATCTGTCAATTTGGCAATCTCGTCATCACTAAAACCGGTCAGTTCCATATCAATGTTCGTTATTCTAAGCTCAGTAAGCAAATCTGTCAATTTGTCAGAATCAATTTCCGCAAGCTCGCTTAGCCTGTTATCAGCCACCATATCGGCATGCTCCGCCGCTTCGCTCTCATAATCCTGGAGGTCAACCGGCGCTTGCTGGATACCAGCTTTAAAAGCAGCCTCAAGCCGACCGTGGCCTTTAACGATAAGCCCGGATCTCTTTGACACGGTTATCGGCGACCGCCATCCCTGCTCGGCGATGATCTTGCCTAAAAGCGCAATCTGTGACGCCGGATGTGTGTTCGGGTTTTTAGGGTTCGGCTTTAGCTCGACGCAATCAACGATTTTATCGTGAGCGCACCATACTGGAACCTTGCCGATCATTGCGCGTGGTTTCTTTTTTGGCATTACAACAAATCCCTCCCGTCTGAAAAACTCTCGTTAAAAATAGACTGCTGCTGTGCAAACGATTTCC